CATGCATCTCGCTCAATGAATGGATTGGCCCCTACACTATTATCGGGAGTTAAGCGTTTGGGTCCTTATCACCATTCGACTCTGGTGTAACATCCTCTTCTTCTTTAGGAGACAGGTCTTGCTCAAGGGCCAAGTTCAAGGAACCTACAAGTTCCTGCATATAGGCTACGTCGATAAGATTGCCGACTTGCTGTTCTGTTAAGTCTGGGGACTCGTGTAAGAACCCAGCCCAAAGGATGCAACGTAATGCCTTCATACTGTTCTCTTTCTCAAGCTTATCAAAAGCTTTTTGAACAGAACCGTATCTATCCTCCAGTTCAGCCAAAGCATTGAGCGTGAACCTTACGGTACGCTCAACGCCGTCACTCAGGGCAATCTTAATTGTCTTGGATTTTACATCAGCTAAATTAGACATTAAGATTTCCTCCTTATTACGGATTTATTTTACGAAGCGACTTCACCTGACTCAAGCAGGTGGGCAGAGAATTTAACAACAGTGTTGTCAGCAGTCAACTCATACAGAACTACATACTTGCCAGCGGCTGCAGTAATATCCGCTCCTGAAGTATATGTCGTGGTGCCTGCTACGGCATCGCCAACATTCGGCGTAGCCACCTCATCATCAGATACCTTGTAGGCATAATGGTTACCAGAACCAGGGTCGCCCGAGATAGTTGCCTTTGTAGTTCCTGGAGTAGAGCCTTCAGCAAAGGTTGCAGATAACACAGGAGCGGGTGTAGCATCAGAAACAGGCATCTTGACCTCTTCAAACCATGTGTCCATAGTAGCCTGATTTGCATCAGGGTTGTCTGCGTCAAGCTCATATTTCCACAAGCGTTTCTGCTTGGCGCCGACAGTACTCTTGTTGTTCAGTTTAACGAACTGACCAGAAATAGTATCAGACTGGAAATTGATACTGTCAGCCTTCGTTTCACTGTTGTCCTCAGGGTCAGCAAAGCGCCCTTTGTATAGCCAGACGTATCTGTACTTTCCGTTTGACTTCAGCGTACGGAACGCGATAGCCACATACGGAGGAACATCATCATCAGCATAAACAACGCCGCCATTTGCATCAATGCTGTGACCGAGCAAATCTGCTTTGTTTTCTGTGGTAAGCGTATTCTTCTGAATTTCAACCTCAATGTTACCGAGCGTAGCAGCAGTATCACCAGGGCCATCATCGAAAAACGCGGTAGCCAAAGAAGCGTTAGGGTTAATGTTTACGTGCATTACGCCGGGAGCCGGCTTAATAGTAGCATAGACAGGTGCACTTGTTGCAGTATCTTCAGTTGTCATAAGAGCATAATGAAGATTATCGCAACCTATTCTCATAGCCATATTATTTTCCTCCTAATCAATAGTAGTTGTAATTCCTATATTGAAACAGTAGTATACTCGATTATTCTCATCAGTCTTGTATCTAAACGGAGACTGTCTTAGGTACATCTGGCACCAACGTTCTTCAGTTAAATCAACTCGATTGTCAGTACTCTGATGCTCTCTAAGCACTTGAAAAATCTCTAGTGCCTTCTGCCTCGCAAGGTCTGCATCTTTGTTCCTTGTAGATACTTGGACTGACCGATGCACAGCCGGGTCCAAGGGGGTTAGAGGGTCTCCTCTGTACTCAATTAAAGCTACAAGAGAGTCAGGCTCTTCGGGAATGAAGTCACGAAATACATCTACACCGTCTTCTGTAACAACGTTCTCGGTGGTTAAGAATGTAACAATGTCAAGTAATAGTGGCTGTCCCATAAGAGTCCTCCTTTCTAATCACTCATACCTGCTAACGACTCTTTTGCATATTTAAAAACTGTTCGCTGAAAGTTATTAGCAGCATACTCTCGTACAGGGTCTTCGAGGAACTTAGCTTTGCCGGTTACATGAAAAGCAGTTAAGTCCTCGTGCACTGCTACCATGTAAGAAGACGCGGGTCTTCCAGTTCGCGGGTTTATTGGGTCTCCATTACCACCGTAGCCAAGAATTGCTTCATAAGCCCAAGTAGTTGCCGCCGTGTCAGAACGTCTGGATACTTCATAAAAAGCACTAGCCAGCAATGTTAGTGTTTCCTTTGGTACTTGTTCAGCACTATTCTGCATAATCTCTTGACAAGCAGCTTCTGTAGCTTTCTTAGTACCTCTGAAAACATTTCGTATTGCTACTTCACAAGCAGCATCGAACTTACCCAGTTCCCGTTTAGTAAACTCAAAACTTACTTGACCCTTCATTATAGATACACCAGCTTTATATCTGCTTGACCATTGCGGTAAAAGTAACCGATTGCTTTTACTTCCGTATCGCGTCCTTCAAACACCACATTATCAAGTTCATCAAATGCTTCCAGGCCATCTACATAAAGGATTTTGTTTGAGACAACCTCTTTGCCTTCTCGATTAGTTACCACTTGTACTTTACCCTCAGCATAACAGTCTACTTCAATAGACTCGCCGAAGATTTTAGTACCCGTGCCATTTCTTTTCAAGTACGGCTTGCGTATAGCTTTGAGGTTCATCCAGGGTTTAAGACTCTTATACAAGGTTGCCGCCTCCCTTCCTACGTGGCCAAGGAGGGTTATTCTGCATACCCTTTCTAAAAACTTTAGGATAAGCATACTTTGGAAGAGAAATACCAGTACTTGCAAGAAGTCCTTCATAATACTTAGCCTGCTCTTGGAAAAATTTCAACCGTGAAGTTGGGTCTTCCATTTGCGGACCAAGACTCCGCTTAATGTCTCTTGCAAAGATTGTAGCAATTGTCATAAAGACATGGTAGCGAAGAACATTCTCGTTTGTCCCATATTCAGTGATAAGAAACTGGAGCTCTTCATCCTGCATGATAGGGCTGCTCTCATCAGTATCACTGATTAAAAAACGCAAAGCATCTATAGGACTAGTACTAGGGTCACCAGAATAGCTCCAAGACATCTTATCACCTCCTACTTAGCTTTGTTTACTGCCTTTGCTCTTACCGGCTTTGGTTTCTCTGGTAGATTTTCCTCAACGACCGGTTCAGGGTCAGGGTCAGGGTCAGGGTCAGGTTCAGGTTCAGGTTCAGGTTCAGGTTGGGTTTCCTCAATAACCTGCTCCTCTTCTGCTGGTTCCTCGGGTAGAGTCTCCTCAACGACCGGTTCATCCAGCACGATAGTATCTACAGGTGCTTCTTCAAGCGTAGGTATTTCAATACCGTACCTTTGCTTGAATAACGAGGCATACTTTTCAAAGGTCTGCTCGTTAACTTCTACAATATGTCCTTCCTGCAAACGGAACCTAAATCTTTTTATCCCTGCTGGCCCTATGATAGAACCAGCAGGTATCGGCCCACTTGCATCTCTGAAAGTGCGCCGGCAGATGTAGTAAGACATTACTGTACGATGTCCTTAAAGAACACACCGAGGTCATCGCCAATCTTTCTTGCGTCGAATGCGATTTCTCCTTCGATACGTTCTACACCGAGGCCGAGCAGGTCCATCGGAAGTCGGACAATTCGGTTGCCGTACGCACCAGCACCTTCAAGGCCGGTCCAAGCGAAGATATATCCTGCAGAAGCAGAACGTAAACTCGGGCTCGGATTGCTATAGCACAGAAGTGCGTTTTTGCCCATGATGAAGCTGATATTATCAGTCTCACCTTTCTTAGCAGTATTAACAACTGCCCATGCCACAAAGACACGCTCCACTTCAAACAAGGAAGCAAGCAAGTCAGCAGTAACGATACCCTTTTCTGTATACTTGATACGGTCAAGAATATCGAAGTGGTTTTTGAGGCTGTTGAAAACATACGGGGAAAGAACAAGGGTATTAGGCTTAATACCGGTAAGGCCCGCCATGCGGATACCCTCACTTGTCACATCCTTGATAGGATTAGACGTTTCAAGGTTCCAGAAAATAGCTTGAGGTCCAGTAGGAGAAGCATCTACACCAGTAATTTCTCTAGTCCATACGCCGGCTTTGAAAAACTTCGAAGCCCATTCCATTTCTCTGCGGATAAGCATCTTCTGAGAAACGTAAATCTGAGCATCTTTATCAGCATCAAGTGGCTCATCATAATTGACACGGTCCTCAGGAGCCACGTCTTTATGGAAAGCATGCTTTTTGCAGTGATAAAGAGAGGTCTCCAGGTCATAGTCGCCGCCAGCAGACTCTGCAATACGGCCACGTACCTGTGCCTCATCCCTGAGAAAATCGCCAGTATTGTAAATGTAATACACATCTGACTGGCGCTTAACAGGAACAATGGGGAATACTTTATCAGCGATATACGCAGCTTCATCCTGCATGTATGCAACTGACATATTGGTCAAGGCTCTATCAACATGAGCATCTGTCATTTTAGGCATTTGTTTCTACTCTCCTTTCCTGAT